GTGGCAAAGGAAATAATGCCGATACGGTCCTCGCATTCGGGGCCAGATATATTTACGACTTTGGTGGCAGTACGGTCAAAATCGTGTGGAAAGTTTCCACGGACGGCGGGACAACTTGGTCTAACGAGATGACACTCGTGGATGGTGTCTCGTACGTGCTGGAGAAATGTTTCTGGTCTGATAGTCAACAGAAATGGATTCTCTATGGTTACGATGCCGCCGGGGCTATGTACACATGCTCGAAGGCTATTCCTTCCGCTTCCGCCGACTGGATGCAGGTTAGCACGACATTCGGTCTGAATGAAATCGAGCCACGAATTGCGGAATGCACGGACGGAACGCTGTTCTGCATTTCCCGTGCATCTTCAGGCCCGATGAAATCCGAATACTCCATAGATGGCGGCGTAACGTGGTCTACCCTAACTGCGATGGATGGCGGATATAGTGCTGGCGTTCAAATCCGCAGCTATATTCCATCGGACAACTCGCCTGGGGATTTGTTTCAGACAAATGGCTATCTCTGGCTAGTTGCTCCCTGCGAAGACTGGTCGCCGTATTCAACGAATGTGCGGGCTAATTCAGTGATTTACCGTTCTACAGCAAAAGTCACGGCGGCGAATGTGGCGACTATCTTGTTTCAGCCGTGGAAACGCTCGCTTATTACGGCACAAATGGCCGTCTCGAATAAGGCATCATATCCGTTCACGGTCACGGATGGCCGAGAGTTGGCGATGGTTTGTGGTCGGGATATGGTACGATTCGTCTACGACGCCGATTTCTTTGATGCGGATTACGTGCCAGTGGCGTATAGCGATCCAGCGGCAGCGAATGTCTTAGCTAATACCACATACAAGTATGCAAATGCCGAGATGAAAGGAACCTTGCAACAGACAATCACGGTAATCGAAATTGCGACTTCAATTGCTGGTCAAAATCTTTCGGTTATACCAGGAGATGCTTACGATTCTATTACCGGTCAGTTAGTTCAATTTACGGACCCAGGTACTTGGCCAATCATTGGTAGTTCAGAAGTTAAATGTTTCATCGCTCCGCTCAATCAAACAATTCCGCTCGTCAACACTGTTGCTTCTTCGGTAACTGGACCTCCACAAATAGTGACCGTTAACTTGACTGCGGCGCAGACTACCCAACTTGTGTCTGGACAGATTTATGATTATCAGGTGACAACGAATCTTGGCAGTAGCGAGATCAGGACTCTTGTAGTCGGTCAAATGACGGCGCTGCCTGCAATTGCGGAGACATGGTAATGGCGAGAGTTTTGTTGGGATGCCCTTGCGGACCTGGACCGGCTTGGACGCCTTCGACGGCAGTTCAGATCCTTCAGGCATCGGATATTCACAAGGTAACAATGTCGGCATGTATCGGCAGTTGGGATAACTTCAATCTGTTATGGGCGACGGCGCTCAACAAAGCCGACAAAGATGAAACGGATTATTTCGTCATGCTCCACAGCGATATGGAACCACAGAAGGGATGGCTCGATGTCCTCGTGGAAGAGATCGAACGGCTGAATGCCGATATCGTCACGACCATCATTCCGCAAAAGGCGGCAACGGGCGTCACTTCTTCCGGCATTGGAACATTTGCGGACCCATACCTTCCGCATCGCCGCTTTACCATGCGTGAGATTTGGGCTGAGGATGCCCCGGAAACATTCAATGAAGAGATGCTTGGACTTGATGATGGTCAATATCTTCTGCACAATGACGGTTGTTGCATAATGAATCCACGATCTCCCGTCTGGCGGCAGACGGAAATGCGCGGCAACCGAGAGTTCCTGATTTGCAGTTTTGAATGGATCAGAGGAATCGAGAAGACCGCGAAGGAGTATGTTGCGCGGGGGGAATCGGAGGATTGGTATTTTTCCCGCGCCTTGCATTTAATCGGCGCTAACGCCTACATGACTCGCAAGATTCAGTTGGCACATTGCGGTCAAGCGGGATATGCCAATCAAGGCCAGTGGGGCACGGATGAACACGACGAACCCACCCGCAGCCATTGGGACAAGTTGGCTGATGTCGAAGACGAATCCGGTCGCGCGATCGGAGCGACGAATTCAACCATCCAGGAGAACGAAAATGGCAACGCGAGAAAAGACAACCGCAGTCCATTCCACAAAGTCCGCCGACAAGCCGCACAAGCCGAAGTTTGACAACGACGACGCAGAGCGATTTTGGAACTACGCCACAAGCGCTTGTGACTATTTGACATTCGCGGATACACCGTTATTGGTATTGGCCTCCGACGTATGGGCGCAATATCGAAAAGCCTATCGAGAATTTCACGGCAACGAAGGCGATGCGAAATTTGCCACGCTTGTTTGCAAGTGGATCGATAGGGTTTACAAAATGCTCGTATGCCTCGGCATGACACCGGCACAGAGAAAGAACCTCGGTGCGCCGCCAATCTATGAAAGCATCGGCCCAGTCGAGCGCAGGGAACCGGGAGGCGGAATTCCGGCTGAACTTGATGATGAAGAAGATGCAGCCTAAAGGAGTTTGCGATGAGTTATAAGAGCGATCAGAGTCAGACTAACCGCGATGGCCCCGTGGGAATTGTCGCGATCACACCTAGCGATAGTACCGCGCTATCCAAAACGATTCGCGGATTCATGGTTTACACTGCGGGGAATACGCAAGTGACGATGTTAGACGGAACGACTGGGATATACCCATCGTGCATCCCCGGTGTCGAGTATGCCGGATTTATTACGCAGGTGTGGGTGACAAATACCGTTGCCACCGGAATCGTTGGACTTTATTGATGGACGGACTAACCCAAGCCTGGATTCGCAACGAAGCGGATAAGCGCGCCGCAGCGCACGGATTTCGCTTTGACATGAATCGCGCCGCTTGGGTTGTCTGGTGGATCGGTCGCTATTGCCGATTATACGAAGGCGTTCATGCCGGCGAACCTCTCGTACTTCGCGGCGCGCACAGTCAACCACTATTTGCAAGCCAAAAGCCGTGGCGCGATGGAGGGAAAAAGGAAACGATTCAATTTATTCGCGAGTACATGGATGCACAGGCGGCAGGCGAACCGTGCGATTGGCAACTCGAATGCGTATGTCGCTTATTCGGCTGGGTTGGATTTTCCGAGCGATGGAAAGAAGAGATCAGACGATTCACCAAAGGAAGTTTATTCGTCGGAAAGAAAAATAAAAAAAGTCCAACGCTTGCGGCGATTGCTTTGCATCTCATGGCGGGCGACGGCGAACCCGGAATGAAGGTTTTCGTTTGTGCCACGACCGGCGATCAAGCGAAAGACATCGCAGGGAAGCACGCGATGGAAATGGTTGCGTCCTCATCGGAACTTCAGCAGGAATGCCAGATCAACAAGGTCAAAATGCGGATTGATCATTTGCCGACGAAATCTCTTTTTCAACCGCTTTGCTCAGGCGATATCCGCAGTCAGAAGGCCAAAGAAGGATTGAATGGTTCGGCATTGGTTGACGAGGCGCACGTTGTTACATCTACATTCATGGCGCGCATAGTGCGCATGGGCATCTCGCGGAAGGAGCCGTTCATTCTCGATTTTTCCACCGCTGGAAACGACACGGAATCTTACGGCTTTCAGCAATGGCAGTATGGGCACGCGAACAATGACAGTGGTGATGACCTGCGCCATTTCTTCCAAACATACGAGGCCCCGCAAGGAATCACGGATGCGGACTTGGCAGAGAATCTCGGATCGTATATTCGTATGGCGAATCCGGCTCTATCTCATACGGTGGACCTGGAGGAAGCGACGCAGGATTATCTTTCATCGCGGCAAACTCAGGCGAAGTTAGCTGAATTCAAACAGTACCGATTAAATGTGTGGTCACGGACGACCACGCCTTGGATCGTCATGGATGATTGGTTGCACGGATCGCGTCGTCGTCAGCGCCGGCCCGGCATGGAGGAGCCGTGTTGGGCCGGCCTGGACATCGGATACACCGATGAGCCAAGCGCCTTTACGATTGTCTTCCCCAACGACCATTACGCGATTGATGAAGCCTTGGCCAACAAAAAGCCCTTGCTGGAATTGCTTGGCGCTTTAGATCAGCCGGTGCAGTCAATGACGTGGTATTGGCTACCTCGGGCGGCAATCAAACAATGGAAGCATGTTTTGCCTTATGAGGAATGGGCGCACAAAAAAGCGGTGAAGGTTCAGAAAACCGATGTTCTCGATCCTAACGAAATTGTGGCGGATATTGCGCGAATCATTGATAAGCACGACTGCCAAGCAATTGCCTATGATCCGTGGCAGGCGTCAACTGTGCTTACTAATCTTCAGCGAGATCACGGCTATCCCGAAGAACGATGTTGGGAATTCAAACAGAATTCGCATGTCAAATGGTCCTTCCCCTGCGCACTGCTTGAGCGGCTATTGGTCGCGAAGAAATTGCAGCACAAACGAAATCCGGCCCTTGATTGGGAAGTAGGCCATGCGACCATCAAGACCGACAAACTTGGTGGCGTCTCACTCGTGAAACCACCGCGTGGAGATCGGAAGAAAGTCAACGGGCTTGCCAGCTTGATCATGGCGCTCGATGCGATGGCCCAGGCACCGCGATACTATCGCTCAGAATTGATCGTGATAGGTGCAGGATGAACTATTCAATATCCACGATGGATTTCGAGTCGATTGACATTCCGCGACTTTCACAGCGGTCGCTTGAATCGCCAACGGTATCATTATCAGATCCATCAGCATTTGATTTTCTAGGCATCGGCACCAGTCCGGTTGCTGCGGGCGTGCGGGTTGATCGGCGTACCATCCTCACCTTGGATGGTTGGTGGCGGGGAGTGAATTTGATCGCGGGCTCTATTGGCAGGTGTCCACTTTACGTGTTTAAGGGCGAACGCAGGGGAAACAACACGGTTGACATTCCGCATCCGGCCTATCGGTTGCTATTTCAAAAGGCGAGCGAACATCAAACTGCGAATCTTTGGAAGGAGTGCATGACTGCGCATGCTCTCGTGCATGGCAATGGATACTCATTTATTGACAGAAATGATAATGGCGAACCTCGGCAGCTTGCATTACTCGCGCCAGATCGCACTTATCCGATTCGCGTGCAAGGTGTCTTATGGTTCATCACTCATATCTACACCGATATTTACGGTGGCGTTGACGGTCGGCCCGAGAACAAGGAAGTGATGGGGCCTACCACAATGAAGATTCTTCCGCCCGAAGATGTCTTTCATTTGCGTGGATTGGGCTATGATGGCCTCGTGGGATACACCGTCTTTGACCTCGCAGGCGAAAGCGCAGGTCACGGATTGGCTACGCGGCAATACGCCGCGCGCTTCTTCAGCAATGGAGCGGAACCGCGCGTCATCATTGAATTGCCGCAGGGCCAAACGTGGAAACCGGAAACGCTTCAGGAATTCTTGCGAGAGTGGAATATGATGCACTCCGGCGTGAGCAATTCGCATCGAACGGCGATTCTCACGCAAGGGGCAACGCTGAACGCATATTCCGCCGACGCTCGCGCGAGCCAATTGGTTGAACAGCGACAGTTTCATATTCGCGAGATTGCCAACTGGCTTGGCTTGCCGCCTCACAAATTGGGCGATGATTCGCGGACAAGCTATAACTCCGTTGAAGCCGAAAACCTCGCGGTCTACAACGATTGCTACGCGGTATGGATGGAGAAGTGGTGCCGCGAGGCAGAAGATAAATTGTTTACCGAACGGCAGAAGGAATCGTATTCGCACTTTTGTGATTTCGACAAGACCGATCTGATTCGCAGCGATAACAAGACCGAAGCCGATGCCCTTGCGGTCAAAGTCAATAACGGCTTGCTCAATGGCGACGAAGCCCGCGCCACAATGAACTTGCCTGCGATGCCGGATGGCATGGGAAAGAGTTTCAGGATTCCCGTGAACATCGGCATCCTCACCAAAGAAGGCGTTAAGGGAATACAGCAGAATCAAGGCGACATGAAGCGGCCCGAGGGGACACAAACGCCTGCCGACCAGAAATCCAAGCGAACTAAACGGTCGAAGGCCAACCGCAAAGAAGCGGAGGACTTGATTAACGATGGTTGGCTTGAGATACGCTATGGCGAACTCGACAACCTTTCGCATCCCGAGCATTGCGACTGCATAGAGATCCAAGAGGGATTGCACGGCAAATATCTCGGCAAACTGAATGACCACGATGTTCTGGCGGTTCCATTCGACATTGCGGCGTCGAAAAACTTCTACAGCGAAATGGACTTGATCGTTGCCGGGAACCACGAGAAATGGAAGTTCATCCCCACCGATCAATACTGGGTTGACAGCGGTTATCAGTTTGGCGACGTGATGCACGATCTTCTTCACGAATGCGTGGAGGAAGAAATCATGCGGATTCTCGGCTGGGAATATGAAGACGCACATGCCTACGCCAACATTGTCGAGGATCGATACGTCGAGCGATTATTGCTTGAAGCTAAGCAAAAACTTGAAGACTTTAAGAAGGGTCATGCCGTTCGCATGGTGATGGCCGACGCGACAGAGCGGGTTATCGCACGCTTGATGAAGGACGGCAAGGATCGAGGATCAAAGGAATGGTTTGCGCGGCATCAGCCCGCAGTGAGTAGAATCCTTGCCCCGGCAATCGGTCTTTATTCCGTGACGGCAACGCCAAGCGCAATCGCGGAACAAACGCTTGGCCGATTCACCGACGCGGGTGGCGATCCGCAATTGTTCACCATAAACACCATTCTCGAATTAGTGGAGGCATGATATGGCAACTCCCAAGCCGACTCAAGATGAAATCAAGTGCGAGCGGCGGGCTATCAAAAGTCCCGCTACGATTTCTCAACGCGCGGAAGGTGGAAGCGTCGTGGAGGGTTACGCAGCAGTCTTCTATGACCCCAATGATCCGGGCACGGAATATCGCTTGTGGGAGGATTTGATTGAGCGCATCGACCCAAACGCCTTCAATCGTGCCCTAGCCGAGAATCAACCTTGTCGCTGCTTCGTCAATCACGATCCGAACTACCGTCTCGGTCGCTGCGACAAAGGAACCTGCCGACTCCGCGTCGATGGCAAAGGGCTTTGGTATTCTGCCGATCTGCCAGAT